AGCCGACTCGCCGCTTTCCGCCGATCCACCGGTATTCTCCGAAGAATTCCCGGTGTCCTGCGGAACAGGTTCGGCGGACTTTCCCGGCGCCGATGGAGCCGCGGCGACCGCAGCCAACGCGGCGCCACCGAGCAGCGCGCAAACGGCAACATACCGCTCGGCCGGGATTGGCATCATGATAAAATTCTGGACGTTCATTTTCATTTCTCCCTTTGGTCAAGAACGCGATGAATTACGTTCATTTTTTCCAGCGCCTTCACTAGAATTTTTTCGGAGATAGAGCCAGGCGCAACAAAAATCTCCGCACTCACAATTTCTTTTTGGCCGATACGATCCAGACGGGAAACGGCTTGCTCATTTTGCGCCGGCACCCAATCGGGCTCTGCCAAATAGCACCGGGAACAAACCTTTTGCAGCCCATCCAAGCCGGTGCCCGCTGCTTGGATATTGCCGATGAAGACACGCGTATGCGCGTCCCTAACAAAATCGTCAACCGCTTTTTGACGTGCGTTGGCGGATTTTCTCCCGTCGATACGCACAATGCCAAAACGGGACAGTGCATTTTCGAAAATATCAAGCACGTCGATATGCCAGGCGAAGATGCACAGTTTTTCGTCGCTGCCGTCGAGAAAGTCCGCGGCATACTCGGCAATCTGTGGTGCGAGCGCGGTTCCCATGATCCGCCGCACTTCGGCGATATGTCCGAGAATTTCAAAATCCTTGGTCGTCTGGATTTCCTCGATATCGAGCCCGAGCAAGCCTTCGGCGTCCAGCGCCCCGCGCACGGTGCTATTTTCTTCGCAGCGCACAATGGAGAAACGCGGCGGCTTCATAAATTTCAGGACGTCTTTCTTTTCATGCCGAGCCAAAATGTTAACCCGCAACCGATTCTGAAGCTCATTTTCCAGGCTGGTACTTTCAAGCTTGAAGCGTTTTCCCTCGATTGTCTTCATGTCCGCTTGCCGATTATAGCGTTCCTTGAATTTGTCTTCGGATGCGAAATCAATTGCTTGCCAATCGAAAAATCGGAACAAGACATAAGCTTCGCTCGGCCGGTTCAAGAGCAGCGTGCCGGTCAAAGCTAGATGCTCGCGGCAGTGCTTGGCAATCGCCGGCACCTTGATATCGCCATGCTGATATTCGCCGCGGCTATTCCCGAGCACCGCACGCGTTGTCAGCGCTTCGATGTTTTTCATCTTGTGCGCTTCGTCGCAAATCAGGACGTCCCATTTGTGTTTCGAAATCGCCCGGATGATCGCGGGATTACGCGCGGCGTCGTAGCTCAAGACCTGATAATTGGCGGTTGGGTGAATTCCATCCTTCACGCGCAGCATGACCGAAGTTTTGAGGTTGGGGATGACCGACCATTCGCGGATGCGCTCACCCCACTGGATCCTGACGGATGCCGGGCAAATCACTAGCACCCGCTGCGCTTCGCGTTCGTTGCAATAGGCGATGGCGGTTGCGCTCGATTATTTTCCGGGCTGGTCCCCATCAATTCCGCCTTTGCGCGCCAGCAAATAATCGAGCGTTGCCCGCTGAAACTCCCAAAGCTCGCGGCCGGGCGGAAGCCGGCGAGTGCCAACCCCGTCGAGCGCTCGGGATAATTCAATTTGTTTTCGATAGGCGCCGAGCGTCGGCGAATCCGGTTCGGCCAAGTCAGCAAGCGAATAAGGATTGGTCGACCAGAGCACAGCATTGTCTTTGCTCGATGCCGACGTACTGAAGACAAGCCCGCGGTAAGCCATGAGCGGCGCAATTTCGCTCTTGCGCGTGCTCGGGACGTGCAGGATGAAATTTGCCCCATTTTCCGTCACGATCATAGTTTTCGTTCCGCAAGACAAATTGTGTCGGTATGTCCGCCACCGTGATTGACGAGCAGTATTTCGATAATCTCGTAATTGCGACCTTTCCCCATTCCTGCCGAATTCCAACCAAAAGATAGGACAATACCGCCGGGAGAAATTATAGGGTCCAAAGCCTCTCGGACGCGGCGGTAAAGGGCCCCATTTTGTGTTCCAACCATCCCTACTTCCCGTCCGACTGATTTGTAACATTCACTGATTTGCCGAGGAGAATAGGGCGGGTCGAAAATTCCAAGATCAAACTTGTCTTCGGTGAAACCCATAAGATCACAAAATTTTTCTGCGTCCAAATGAAATTGCGCGAGCGTATCCGGATTTAAATCATTAGTCCGCGTTGCCCATTCCTTGTTTCGAGCAAAAGGATCGATACTGCGGTATGACGCTGCAAGATAGCGTCGAACGAATTCACCTATCGGTTTAACCGAAAAAGTGTCCGCAGACGGCATTGCGAAAGTGCGATTGAAGATCATAGGTCGAAAACCTCTGGCGGGGTTTCCGCCCCTTTTCGACCTTCATATTTTCGTGGCGGTAACGGTCCTACCCATTGCGTCGGGACGTCCGCGTTCCATTTGCAAGTGCCGCGAATGTGCCAGCCCTGCTTGACGCTCCAATCGAGCAATTTCCAGCCGCAGAAAACTTCCACGGCATAAATTCCTTCATGGGTCGGCGTGCCGACGCCGATATCCGTCCGCCCAATCACAGGTCATACTCCACAGCCGGACCGTCCAAATCCACCGCTACCGCGGTCGACGCGGCTGGCGGCTTCGGCAAATCGGTTGCCAGGCGAGCCGCGGCCATCGCTTGATCCGCAAGGCGCGTAAGGATCGCTTCGTGGACGTCCGGGCCCCATTCGATGAGCATTTTAGAGATTTCTTCCAGGCTCCACGATCCGAATTGTGCCGCCGCAATAATTTTCGCCTTGTCCAATTGCTCGTCGGTATAGCGGCGGGTGTTGCCATCGGAACGGTCGACCTTCCCGAGCAAGCCTTGCTCTTCCCAAAACCGCACTCCACGGCGCGATGAACAACCGGCGCGCATCATGTCTTCCATGCTATGCCAAGACATTTTTCAATTCCTCTTCGCTTGCGTTCTTCCAGAAATGCAGACGTTCCACAACGTAATATTTTTGCCCATCAACCAGAACGTGCGGCAAATTGTGAAAATCTAATTCGTGCTCTAGCCGGCGCGCGGATTTAAGCACCATCGGCCAATGATTTGTGAAGCCGGTCGCGATGGCGAGCGCGGGCCACAAAGGCGCCAATTCTTCGACGGTGTAAAGCGGCCTTGGTTGCCACAACGGGAGCCAGGCGTTGACAGCATCGGCGTAAACTTGACCGCGGTTCTTATGTGCCCACTCCGCGACGGCCGCTTTCCAACGTGCGATCACGCCGGGCTGGTTGCCCGTGGCCTTCATCATTTCGATGATGTGATAGGTTTCGCTCATTTTCACAGGTCATGCACTCCCCATTGTGCGGCCATCGCATCGGCGATTCCTTGGAACGTGCGGCTGCGCTCTTTCTCTCCCCAATGAATGCTCGGGAGTGGCGATTTCTTTCTCGCGCCCGAACGAAACGAATTGCTGCCCCAATTGTGTGTAGGTGCAATAATGTTCGTCGGTTTGAGTGGCGGCAGTCCTTTTAACCAAAAACAGGTTTTTTTGTTGTATGGTTCGCCGAATTGCCATGGTTGGATAATTTGATCGGCCTTCCGAAAAATGGTGCCGATAATCCCGACCGGGTTTTCTATACAAACTTTCTGGACCGGCGCGTTGTGAAGGGCCATGAAGAATTTAATTGCTGCCTCTTGCCGACCGTCTTTTTGTTTTTCCGGCCAGTATTGCGCGCCACTCGCGGCTAAATGCTGGCAAGGCGGATGGGCAATTAATAAATCCCATTTAAGGTGCCAAAGTTCCCATAAAACGAAATTGACGTCCATTTGAAAGTGATATTGGGGATCACCTTCGGTCGGTAAAATATCACACGACCAAGCGTCAAATCCGCGGCGTCGAAACGCATCACGAATACGTGCTGAATATTCACAGGCAATAAGTACCTTCATAAATCAAACTCCCGCGCCGGGATTTTCCATTTGCCTTTTTCGGGCCGCAGGAAAGTCAAATCGTCATTTTGCTGAAGCTGCTTGTGGACTAAATCTTTCGCGATCCCATGCGTGCCGGCAATCTCCATGCACAGTACGGAATCGCTGGTATCACCGCCGAGCCCTTGGAGTACGCGAAGCACTTCCTCGACGCTCGCCCAGGCATAGCGGCTGGTTTGTTTTTTCCCGCTCATGTCGTTGAGCATTTCCGTGCGCGTCAGCACAATCGAAGAGCCCACTTCCTTAACCGCGAAATATTTCAATTCCTCGGATACGTCCGCATCCTTTTGCTTGCGGACGCGAAGCTCGGTGCCGCCCTGCTTCAACTTGGTCGAAATGACGGTATCCACATTTGCGTAAAAAGCCGATGAACCGCGGGCGCCCTTGTTTTGATCCTTGCCCGTGTGGTGGATCGCGAGCACGAAACATTCATAATAGCGGGCTAATTGCTCCATGAATTTCGTGACCATGCTCGCATCTTTGGCGGAATTTTCATCGAGCCCGGTCAAGAGCCGCGTCAACGTATCGATCACGATCAGCGACGGCTTGGCCTTCAGGTCGAGCAAATCCTTTTTGACATTCTCCCAAGCGGTCGCGTCGGTATAAAGCGGGACTTCCGAGCCAATGAAAAATCTATGGTCGCTGCGAAATTCGATGTTCTGCCATTCCATCCACGCCGGCCAGCGTTTCTTCGCGGTCGCAACCGGACCTTCGCCGGCCAGGAAAAGCACGTCATTCTTGACCGGCGGCGCACCCCATTGACCGGGGATGCCAAAAGCCAGTGACAGGGCCATATCGAGCGCTAGGAACGACTTGAAGCTGCCGCTCTCCCCGTACATCATCCCAATGCCGCGCGCCGGCAGCAAACCCGGAATTAACCATGTCGGATCCTGCACGTTGTCGGCATATTCGTGCAGGAAATGAATTCGGTCGCGCCGCTCGGGTGGCATCGGCGGCTCGAATTCCTGCCCCTGAAAATTGGCAAAGGCGTCTTCGTTCGCCTGAAAGCCTTTAACCCCGCCGCCCGTGTCTTCGCCATAGCTTGCGGCATTGCGAACGATGGTTTCCAATTCCCAATCGTCCCAGGGTGGGGCGCAATGGGGATTCCAATGCTCCCATAGAAGATCGAAGGCGAGCCCCGGCGATATCGCTTTATCCAGGATCGAAGCGGCAACCTGAAAAGCGGTATTGTTGCCGCCGGCACCTTGTCTCGACACACGGCCGGACGCGACATAATTATTGATAAGGTCAAGCGCCCATTGCACGTTGCGCGGCTTGTCGCTTTCCGGGTTTTTCTCGAGCCCCAGGGTATCGGTCTTTTTCCTCTCGGGCACAATGTTCGAAATCGCTTCAGGCAACGGAAGAATTGCGCCGTCTGGGAGTGCCGAATAATGCCCCTTATCCGTGTGAGAACCTGGAAGTAGCACGTAACCGCCAGAAATAATTTTACCGTCCCGTTTGATCCCGCCACGGGTGTCAATTCCGTCCGCGATTCGGCTAGCGGTCGACGGCCCTTCGCCTTTGAAATAGACATGAAGCCCGCCCCGCGGTGTTCGAACCTGAAAAGCACGTTCGACTGCTTCGCGAATTACTGGATCGCGTTCTAGGAGCTTTTCCCACCAATCAAGGCCGGCCGGATCGACGTCAACGACAAAGAGCCCCGACAAACCCGTAGCAATAGCCCAATTGAAATCGGGATTGATTTGCTTCCACGCTTCAATCTGTGCGGGGTCATTGCTGGCAATATGCCAGCCTTCCTTAGTCGCAGGAATCTTGTCGTTCGGAACGCATGGAAAGATAAAACCTTCGCGCAGGAAGTCGGGAAGGTCTAGCATGTGCGTAAATACTTAATTGCGTTTTCAAGTGCGGCAGGGTTATCCCGGAATAGTCCCAATCCACGATTACAAAGGTTGCAAATCAATCCCCTAAAACGATTAGTTTTGTGACAATGATCGATCACAAGTTTCACAACGTCCCGACAAATCGCACACTCCCAATCTTGTTCTTCGGACATTCTTACGACGTCATTTGGGGTTAATTTACAAATCCGCTGTGCAGATGAATTCGCATAACGCTTGCTGCGTTTTTTATAATTTGCTTTCATCCAAGCACTGTTCGCGGCTTTTTGGCATGTTACGCATTTACCGTTCGCACTATATCGTGCAACGTCGGGGCCGTGATGAACGCAAGGTTTTCCCGTAAAAGTTTCACCAGATTTAAAACGCCGCGATGTGCGACGTTCTCGGTCGCTTTTACGTCTGCAATTCAGGCAACGCCTGTCTGTGATAAACCGGACGGTCCCGCCGCACACACGGCAGGGCTTGCCCTCGAACATATTTGCTTGTAAATCCCGCAATCACTTGCTCCCCATGAGGCAAGCCCAATGATCGCCCGGTAGCCCCATGCTATCGGGCGATTTTGTGTCGTTACGTTGCGTGACCGTCTCTGCGAGCCGCCCGGCTTGCAGCGGAAGGTTTGCCCGCTTCGAACGACTGTTGTAAGCCCAAATAGGGTGTCGAGGCAAGGCCACCCTAAAACATCGTTTTTAAGACCGCGGCGACCACGATCAGCCCGCGGATTTCGTTGGCGATGAGCAACGCCGCACCGACCCAGGCAAAGCGCTTCAGGAAGCGGCGCGGTGTTGCGGCGGTCATTTAACCCGTTTCCCTTTGGCGCCCATAATAAGCCCAAACATGAAAGGGGCGAAGGGACAACGGACGTGCAGGATTTCACAGCAATTCCAAATGAGCGCGGCGACCCAACCCCAAGGCGTATAGGTCCAGAATTTCCAAAGCGGGAAAATCATTTACTACTCTCCATAAGATAGGTGATTGCATTGTGCAGCGAGAGAATATCATCCTCGAAAAATCCAAGACCGGAATTACATTTTCCGCACAGGATCCCGCGAACGTGTTTCCCTCTATGGCAATGGTCAACGACCAGCTTTCGTTCGCCCCCATCTTTACCGCAAATCTGGCACCTTGCG